TCAGATAACGTAGCGACTCAATTTCACCAATATTAGGAACGAGTAATGCCATTGAAAAACTACCTCTAGGGGTCTAGTTGAACTAAGAACTAATGTTATTTATAATTTTAATTTTAGAGAGATTAATACCCTTCTAATATTATTCACGCTGATTACGTCAAATCGGAGGATATCTCCCGCTGTAATCGTGCTTGTCCAATTATTTAGGACATCATCAAAGTATTTATTAGTATTGACTAATTGAACTCTGTTACCGCTGGTTATACTATTAAAATTAGGAAAGTCAGCGAATGTTGTTTTTGATATATCAAATACGATATCACCAGTCTGATCAGATAAAACTCTGATATTTTCTATCACACCAGTAACATCTATAGTTAGTGAACCCTTGTCTCCAACTTGCATTGGTAAACTGCCACTATCAATTACATAGTTTACAGTCCTTGTTAGGTCTGCAGCTGCAGCAAGAGCGATAATTACTATATCATCGTTTGTCGCAGGGGGAGTTGCAAATACAATCTTATCACCAGAAATATTGTAGTCATTTGCTGGATCTAAGAAAAGGCCATTTTTGGTAACAATAAGTTGTTGATTATTGTTTGGATTATATGGAGCTCCCTGATCTGTAAGGGAAAATGTTGTCTCAGTTCCATCTTGAACAGGAGTTTTACCAACTATAATATTACCATATTGTATAGACTTAGAGGGAATCTCATAGTCTACACCGACATTATACTTGCCTGGTTCGTTTAGCGTTACTAGATAATTTGCCATTATGTTACGCCTGGAATTACGAGAACATTTCCTTGTATTGGTCTAGTTTTATACGAGTTAGGTGACGTAAGAACTAGATCATACACATATCTCCCACCCTCTATACTAGAGGTTGTTGTACTAGCCATTGCTACTTTTATTTGACCATCCACTCTACTTGGGAATGTTACAATAAAAGAATTGTACTTTGTGGCAGCAGGGTGTTTCCTTATTTTAGCCTCTCCAGTGTATCCTGTTAAATTCAAGGCACTAGAATCTTCATTTCTGACAGTGAAGGTTGCCTCAAAATCTACACCTTGATCTAAAACTAAGTTGATGCTTCTTGCTGTCATCTGTCAAAACGTAGGATTGTAGTTATTTATCTAATTTACTTAAAATTAGCTTCATCATATCCTTGAGTTCATCAACATCATTCTTTAGTTTATCCATTTCATTACCTTCTTCTATCTTTTGTTTTTTCAATTTTAAGTAACTATCATACTCAGAATTGGAACAATTCAATATTGCTCCAGATTCTTCATCTCTATAAAGAGATCCACTGTCTTTTACTTTTATCTTCATTAGATAGATGCGATTGCTCTTAGGTCACGAATCTTAGGAACATAAGCGAAGTTTGTTCCTGACATTACAATTTTGATCTGGAATCCATTGAACTGTGGAAGATTCTTCACATTGAATTCATACTCTCTGTAATCTTCTTTAGTTGTTGATGATAGTATTCTTCTATCAGGTTTACCGTTATTCTTAGCAGAATCTATAACTCTACCCAAGTTATCTAGGTTATCGAAGCCTGGGAATAACTCAAATAATTGATATTGTGGTGGAGCATCAATTCTGAAAACTCTATACAATACTCTAATATCATTTGTGGAGTGTCTGTATGCATCAAACATAACTTTCAATCCATCTGCAGCCTTCTCTAGATTTACTATCTTAGACAAGTATATTGCCGCACTTGGGTCACTATCAAGAGAATTTACTCTACGATCTGTAGCATAGTCTGTAACTTTAGAGTTAAGTCTATCCATAGTTGTAATCATATTAACTCTATCCAAGTCAATCATAGGACTTACTTTTGTATCTTGAGTAGTCAAGAACGTTTGTAATGTAAATGACTTTCTGCCTGGGAAGTCAATTAACTTATCTAATTCATTCTGTTTAGAAGCAATTAATCTTGGTGAGGTTAGTTCATTATTACTGTTAAGTGATACTGGCTCAAATCCTTGATCTACAAATGAACCTAGACTTCCATCTGGACTATTGCTACTGAATGTTCTCATTCTTCCAACAATATCAGTTCCATCAGGAAGAAGTGTAGAAACATTAGGTCTAACAAGGTTAAACGCAATATTCTGTGTTGCCATTGGGCCGTATGGTGTGTTGACCTGTACATATTGTTGATCATAACTACCACCAGACTTGGTTTCTTTGAAATATAACTCAGGTAAACCAGCAGCACCACCTACTCCTCTGTCTATTCCACGACTTGAAATACCTACCTTCAACCAGTAATGGTCAACATCAATAGGATACTTAGCAAGATCAGTATCAGAGAACTTATGAGATGTGTTGATTCTTCTTAGAGAAACGCCATTCATCTCATACTTGAAGATCTTATCATTGATGTTATAATCACCAGCTTTGGATTCATCAATAGATCTTGTTATATTGTTAAGTGAGGAACTAGATGTGGTTACACCAGTGTATCTAATGATTTCTTGTCCAATCTTAGCAAAGCCTGGATTAGAAGTATTCACTTCAACATTTTCAAATGATGTAAATACACCAACATTAGTAACGGTTATATTATCTGTACTAGAAGAATCAATAGTCGCTGTTATTTTCTCAGGTCTAACGTCAGGTTCAACTCCAGATAGAACAACTTGATCTAAGTTAGAGTACATACCATGATTAGAGTGTCTTACACGGAAATGTAATCCATCAGCAACATTTTGTAGATACTTAACCGATCCTCCAGTTACAGTATTAGTGCCACCAGCACCAACATATACAATCGCAGAAGATGTATCTACTTTAGGAACACCTTGAATATTATCGAGGACTAAAGTGTTGAAGGCGCTTATCACACCAACGTTGTTTGGAATTGATAATCTCAAGTCTTTACCAAATCCACCAGTGTTAGTGGATGATACAGTAAGAACATCACCTGAGGCATATCCAGTTCCACCAATTGCAACTGTCGCTGCGGTAGCAACTTGGTTTGATACTGTTAGATTTACAGTTGCACCTGTGCCTCTACCAAATTCTGATATTAGAGGTACATTAGAGTAAACTACAGAAGTTGAAGCAAATCCAGTACCAGCATTGGTGATTGTTAGATTACTTCCAATACCGATAGCACCTAAAACTTTATTCAAGTTTGCACTGAAGTTTGGATTGTTTTGTTGGTATATTGTCACACCCTCTGTCAATCCAGTCTGTTCTGTTGCACTCAAACTCTTTGCCAATCCCACAACAGCATTGTAAGATATCATATCTATTGGGTTAGGAGCAAGAGAAACAATCTGTCTATTTCCAACATCTAGATCTGGATTGTAGAAATTAACTCTACCAGAAGTTGCAGTAAATTCTGCTCTGTATAGATTGAATTTTAAGTCTTCTAACTGACTAGGATCCCATGTAGCACCGTTCTGTGATTTGAATAGTGAACCAAGTAATGGCTGTTGAGACACGATAACCTTTTCGGAATCTGCCGAGTTTACAGTTGTAATGTCCTCTTCACCCATCCTAGAGATGTAAACAAAGTATTCGTTAGATGCAGAAAGAAGAACGAGAGCAAACTCTCCTCCACCTTCACAATACACAGGCGATGGGAATGTAAATGTTGTTGCCTTAGATCCATCATCTGATAAAACAACTTCACTTGGATCAAGAATACATTCACCGAATGGTAAGATTTCTTGTGTAGGTAAACCAGTTTGTAGTGTTCTTACTTGAAGGGTAACAGGTAATTCGTTTGTGTCTTTTGCCGAGAAGTAAACATCACATTTAGTTAGATACACACCATTGACATCGGGAACTTCAAATGACTGTGCAAGAGGGTCAACCCATCTTGTTTGACGAGTAGTTCTTTGATTGAAAGCAACATCAACAACTTCTCTTGTATCTGTCTCTGTTACAGTTCTAGAATCTGACTGTGGAATCCTTTGAACATCTGCGTTTCTTGTTCTAAGAGTTGATGCCTCTACAGTTTGTAGAGTTCCAGCAGCAGTATAGTTTGCTGAACCTTCACTATCTGTGAATCCAGAAATAGTTTCGTTAGTAGAACTTGATGATAATGTAAATGTCTTAGTACCAGTATTGAACGTAGGTGCAGAAGGGACTGTTGGATCGGGTAAGAATAGAGAACCAATAAGAACTCCCGCCTTATCTGTAATAAGTCTAATATTAGATACTGTTGCAATCGCACCACTAGATTGTCCTATTAGTTTCATTCCAGTAGTAATGTATCCGTAGAATCCAGAAGCAGCCTGAAGTTCTAAAGATGCAGTATCAACGTTTAGGACTGTAGTAGTTGATGAATATGTTGGTGCAATAGATGATGATGGTTCGTATGGATTCTGTTTGTATGTTTGTGTTGGTGCATTATATGGCCCATACTTATGATCTTGATTTGCAAGTCTAAATCTAATTGCATCATTATTTGAGTTAGGACGACTTCCTTCAACAATTTCACCAGCACCAAATGTACCAGATACCATTGTAACTTCAACAAGTTTAGGCACAACAAATCTTGACATGTCAATGTTGTCAAAGAATGGATATAATCTTGTATTTGGTTTTAATCTTCTACAAACAAATTCAATATTTCTAGATCTCATTGTAGCAACAACTTCTGTGTTGACTACCTTATCACCTAAACTTGTAGTATCAAATCTTTCACCAACTCTGAACTGTATGCCTTGTCTAGTTTGATTTCTAGTAGTGACTGTAGTTTCATTTCTGAATACATCTCTTCTATCCAACCATTGTGTAGTTGTAGTGATAGGAATACCACCTCTACGAGGGCCTACAAATGGGCCCATCTTCTGAACTCTTCTACTGAGAACTGTTGATTCAACTTCAGTTCTAGTGACAGGGCCTAATGTTCTACTTCTACCTGTCCATGTAGTTTCCCAACCACCCCAATCAACAGGTGATAAACCAGTGTTACTATCTGCACCAGTCATGCCCATCAATGAATTGAAACTTCCTTCAATATCATAAGTTGCAGCAGTTCTTCTTGTTTCAATCCATGTATCAGTTGCAGGGTTTAATTCAACCTGTCCAATCCAGTTAACAACAGCGAATGGGTTTACGTTTACAATTCTAGTAGCAAATTTGTTTTCTAGGAAAATAGTGTCATCATAATTCAGACATACAACATCTCCAACTCTTCTGACATTGGAATCTCCTAAATCATCTGCAAATCTATAGTCTGCACTTGGGTTTGAAGAAGTAGCAGCACCAACTATGGCTTCCGATCCAAGTAATAGATCAATAGAAGTTGTATAGTGTTGTGGTCTTAACTTACCCTCAGTAGAATCAATAGATGCCTTAAATGATCTGTTTGTAACATCACCAGAAGTTACAGACTTAAAGTTATCTACAAAAAATCCAGCCTTAAATCTATCAAGATTTGTTTGTGGATCACGAAGAGACATATTTGAAGTCTCTACTTCTAATAGTGATAGTGATGTATAATATTCAACGTTCTTGACTCTATCTTCAATAGTAGCGATATCCTTCATTCGGAATCGTTTATGTTTTGCAAGATCGAGTTTGACAGTGGCTGTATCATAAACATATGGATTCATAGTAATAGTTGCCACTTCTAATGAATTATCAATAGTGTTTGGTAATTTTGGTGTCTCAGCAGGGACTCCTTTTACCATAGAGAATATACCTTCTTTACTTAAGAAGAGTTTATCTACTCTACCAACATAATAATCATATGATATGTTGAAGTTTTTATCTCTTGCAATTACATGTGTCGTTGAAGATGTGCCAGGCACAAACTGTCTTGCTAAAAACTCAGCAGGAGATCTACCAGCAACTGCTGATGTAACTCTTGGTCTTAAGTCAATGACATCAGAAGCGTAAAGTCCACCAACACTAGGTAAACTATTCTTGTACAACTTAGAATCATATGAATTGACAGTTACAAAGTCGCCTGGGTCTGAATTATCAATCACATAGTTATTGTAGATGACAGTGATTCTTCTTGTAGGTGCCTCTGTGTTAGGTCTCCTGATAAGTGCAGAAAAATCAACGTAATCTAGTTGTTGGCCAGGATCAAACTCAAAGTTGTTTTGAATATCTTTGTCGCCTGGAACAAATGTTTGAACTATACCTTGAATATTTGTTTCTTCAAAGGTAACTGTTTCTCCAACCTCAAATGTATTTTCGTTTTGATAGACAAAATTTACTTCGTTAGAACCATTTGTTTCTACAAATACTGCTGATGCACCAGAAGTTTTACCAATTATACTTTCACCTTTGATGGCATTCAGTAGATTGGAGTTTAAATTTGTTAATTCAAGTGTCGGTAACTGTGGATCATCAGTAGTTGATGATTCTATTACAGCAAGAACATAAGCAACATCACAAACACCCAGAGATAAACGTTTATCTTGAACTCTGTTACCATAAACTGTATCGTAAGTTAATCCATCATTTAACTTCATTAATCCAGTGCCTGACTGGGTTTTTGCGGATTTGTTAACTGTGTAAGTTGTTGCTCTCTTTAATACTTTTGATTTTGGTTTTACATTTACTTTTCTGAAAGTTACTGTTAACACAGCATCACCAGATGCTACAGATAATCCAGATAAAGTGACTGTTCTACCACTGACTGTTAGTTTCTGATCCGTTAGATTTTCTATGACACCAGTTGTCTTGAATGATAAGTTGTAATCTTCCTCATCAAATGGTTCTAATGTTAAATCTGCATCAGTCTCTAATGTTCCACTGAAGGCATTATTTGCAACTGTAATTCCATAAGATTTTTTAAATACAAGATCAGCACCATTTAGATCTACAGATGCAACATTACTTTTTGTTAGTTCACTGAATAGAAATGCACTAGAGTTATTTTTTACTTCTAAAGTTACTTTAAATAAATCATTGACATTTACTGCACTTGTAGGCAATGCACCAGAGTTCACATTCGTAACATCAGAAATGGCCTCAAGAGTGATTGACTGTGCTGTAAATCCAGTAACACTATTCATTGTAGGAACATTATTACCAGAAATACTATACTGAATAATATCTCCAGTCTTAATACCAACACTAGTGAAATCTGCACTAGGAGAAGTTATGGTAGATGCAGAGGCAACCTTTGCACTAACAGTGTACTGAGTAGCAGTAGGTGCAAGAAGATGACCCAAATTCAATACAGCGTCTGCACTAAACTTGTAGTTAGTTGGATCATTTCCTACTAACTGTTTAACATCATCCATGCCATAGTCTTCTACCCTAGTAATACTTCTAGAAACATCTACGCCATTTATTTCTAATTGTTCTCCAGCCTGAAACTGTCCATTTACTTGATATAAAACTAACTGTGAAGAATTATTTGCAGCTTCATATGCATATCCTGTAGCACCACTATTCTTACCTTCAACATATGAGGGTAAAGATACACTGGTTCCTGTGTTTAGTTGGAGGTATGTGAATGTTTGAATATCATATAAAGAAGATTCAAATACAGTAGAAGAATCAGCATATCCTACATTCTTTAATTTGATATCATATATTCTAGCGACACCTACCTGTAATCCACTGCCTTCTCCAACTGTTACAGTTCTTTTATTGAAAAGGTTTACATATGAATCTGTGCCTATTCCTACAGGGGGTGAACCACTTACATGGTTAAGTTCTATCTGTCTACCTACACTAAATGGTGCTGATTCGTTTGTAATTCTTTCTGTAGTTCTTGGTTTCTCTATGTCAAGAGTTGTGGTTCCAATAGTTTCTACTTCGTATCCTTTAACATATGCCTTTCCTGGCCCTATAGACAAACATAATAGATCGTCTGTAGGAACGTTACCTTGTTGAGTTAGTTGATCTGAATAAAATGCACCATCATTACCAACTCGGTTGTTTAGGCATTCTTTGGCAGTGACGTTAAATGGATTTACATAGTAATGTCCTGATTCGTCATATGTCCTTTTTGCTAATTCATCACGAATTAAATTATAACTTGATTCTTTTACAAATTTTTGTAATTCTCCATTCTCAATCCTCATCAATTCGATGAAGTTTTCATCATTCAAATCAGTAAGTGATTTTTTGATGAGTGTTGTGGATAGTTTGAATCTATCAGCACCAGGCGCTGCAAAGTTTGAGAAACCTCTTGCATTATCATATAGATCGTTATTCTCAGCAGATGCTGTAACTAATTCTTCTTTGACTAACAAACCAACTCTATATGAAGGTGCATTTGTATATTGATCAAGGATAACTGTAGAGTCGGAAACTGTAACAAAGAAACCTCTGATAAAGTAAACACCCTGAGCAATCTTTGCTGCAGCACCAGTTGCAGTTGCATTTGAAATTACTGTAGTTGCAAAACTACCACCAGATCTTATACTAGAAAGAGAGTAGTTAAGATCTTCTTCAAGCAATAAGTTCTCACCATCTGCAAAAGTCGCTCTAGAAAAGTCTGTGTCACTAGAACTTTGATATTTGATGTATAAAGTATATGCTCCTTTTGTTGATTCTCTGTTTGTAATATAAGTTTCTACCTTAGCAGTAACACCACTTGTTTCACCTTTAATTTTTTTGCCTTTTAAATTTTCAAGATAAAGTTGAACAGGAATACCTAAATGACTATCATCAATCTGAACAGAAGTATAATCTGAATCATAAGCAATCTGGCCAGGGATTACAACAGAACCCTCTTTGAAAAAATGTTTACCAAACTTCTCAATCTGATTCTGTAGAATAGATTGCAGTGTAGTAAGTTCCCTAGACTGTACAGGTAAGCCTGGTTTGAATAGTACCCTCTGATAATTTTTTAACTCTTCAAAATCATCAAAGTATGGAGATGAATTTAAGTTGGTATTCTGTGGCATTTGCTTTTAAAACTCCAGCACTATTTTGATGTCTTCTTTTTGACTTGCAGATCTAGGAATCGCAGTCCTATTATCAATATAGATTATTTCACCTGACTTAGTATTGAATTCTGCTGATGATATACCAGCACTGAAACTCATACCAAGTTGATAGACTTTATTATTTATTGAGGTACTTACACCGTTATAACTTGTGTCAACAGATAACAAAGAACCTGTTACCGATGATCCATTAATTGTAACTCCGTAGCCTGGATCAGGATTAGATGTGAATGGAATTATCTTATATCCAGTTTCACTAGATGCAAGACCCATAGGTTGATAGTATTTCAATACTCCAGTCACCTTATCCCAAGATGCCACATATCCAATCGCAGTAGATCCTAAACCAACTGTCTGAGTTATTTCAGAGTCAACTGCATAAGTTGTTCCTGTTGTAAGACCAGCCATTTTGATTGCCTTCAATCCACTCACCATGGCAGTGTCTAGTAATTCTGTACTACTACCAAATACAGTGGGATTTTTTATAAGTCCAACCCTAGCAAAGTCATTACCTTCAATAATATCTGGATTGGTTTCGATAGTTTCAAACCTAGAATATAGTAGAGCTCTATATGCACCTAGTTCCCTGTAGACATCATATCCATGACCACCTTTAGGTGGAATGATTACACTGAAACTTGCAGCAGATGTTGTTCCTATTCCAGTATTGGTAAGGTTAGCAAGAACACCGCCAGACTCAGAGCCAGGAGCGCCTGGGAAGAACTGTAT